ACATTGGTGGTTTCGGGGGTAATCAAAGCAATGCTGGGCCTGCAAGACAAGCCATTTAAGTCGCGGGTTGGCACGGTCAAAGCAGTAGCCGAACTAAGTGAAGTGATTTGCTGATATCCAAGACGCGTAGTGATGGATTTTAGGTTCATTGACATTTACATTGCTCCTTGCAAAGTATTCAGGGTAACTTGCGTTTCTTGGATTTCAACATCCAAACGAATGACGGCCTCAACATCGCCAGAAGCAACAGCCGTAGATTTGGCATTGTTAAGAGATGATAACTTGTTTGACAACAAGGTAACTAGTTCTTGCATCTTCATACCAATACCACCATTTCCTGAGCCACTGTGGACAAGTGCGATTGCAACAAGATTACATCGTAAGTGTCAGTGCCGTCATTTGCGCAATATGCAGCCATCCGTTGACCAAGTGCCGCCGTGCCTGACTGCAAAAAGTCGGTTGGAGTAAATGGTGACAGCACCCGGTTCTGGACATCGAAGCGGTACATTTGATTGACTGCTGAAGCAACGTAAATGTTCATGTAGAACATTCTGCCCTCGTTTTCAAATGGTGCTAAACACCCGCTTGTTCCAACGGTCAAAGCCACTGCACCGTCATAAGTGACGTTGGCAGTCCATGTGCCAGTGATTGAACCAGCAATATCTAGTACATCCAAAGTAGTAACACCGCCCCGGAAAAAGTAGCAGAACGAGTTCCTAGCATTGCGCCCAGCATCAGGACGAATACCAAACGATGGTGCCCACATACCACCAGACGCATTAGCCACTGTAGCAGCACCAAAATAGGTGGTTGACCACGCGTTGGTCAAGATGCTGTTGGTGCCGTTGTTGATGGTGGCGTCGCCGTAATTGTAGGTGTAAACCGTAGTCGTTGCAGTTGACCGAACCAGCATCAGGTTTGGTAGTTCAATGACGTACTTGGCGGATGATGATGGCTGCGTTGTCCATGCGGTACCCGTTGTGTACACAGGGCTTGGGCCTGCTGTGTGGCTGGCAATGACCCGGCGCTGACCAACTGCTGCTGGAGTTACTGTGTCCTGCACAATCCGAATCTGGAAATTTCGGAACTCATTGGCTGCCACTACGGAATCACCATTGGTAGCTTGGCCGGTCAGTGTGCTTGCGCCAGAGGCTGTAGCCGTCAGGGCGGAGCGTGTTTCCAAGCCAGTGTCATAGACAAACGCGCCTTTGATCATGCCTTCGCCGGGAGTGCAATCGTAGGGTACGTATTGCTCATCCAGCACCATGACTGAACTGTCCGTACCGACCGTGGCAGGCAAACCAGTAATACTCAAACCGGTAGACAGCGTATTAGATGCCACTTCCAACGACCGCCAAGCATTGGATGCCAACACACCAGCGGATAGCATGAAAACACGACCGGCAATGATCTCGTACCGCGCACCAGTCGCAGGGGTAAAGCTAAATGGCGACAGCACTTGAATGGCTGGTGTTGCGCTGGCGCTGTTGCCAATGATGTAGCGTTCTTCAGTCTTTCCAGCGGTCGTATCAGTAATCCGCAGCTTGAAACCATACTCACCCGAACCGCCACGGTTTGCCAGCATATTTAAGCCAACCGCTGTTGGTAGGGCTGTAGACAGAGTAACAGAGCTTGTCGTCGCACCAGCAGCAATAGTGCCAACCAGTCCAAGCGACGGGGCAAAAGCCATTGCCGAGCCAGCGCCAAAGGTGCCGGTCAATGCTGGAGACTGGACAAAGTTCCACGCCTTTGTAACAATGTTGTACCGGTTCAGCACCGTGGCGCTGACCAAGTTGTAGACAAACGGATTGCGTGATACCCCAGATCGCAAATCAGATACTACCGAGGTAGCCGCAGCGCTGGCGTTAGGTGCGGGGGCGACTTGCGCCCACATCAGCCTATCAATGACTTTCTTGAACGTATTTGCCATTATGTAATCCTTGCTCTAACTGCCGCTTGCCATGCCGCCATATTGCCGCCGTTGACCAATATCTGACCTTGAATATTTCCAATGTTGGCTTGATTGGTGACTGTGCTGATGGTAGAGACAGTTACGGTTCCTGATTCAACAATCACTGTTCCTCGTTGGCGTTGTAACGACTTGTCGTAGCCCATTGGACTATTCAAATAGTTCAGCATCCGAGTCAACAGCAGAATCATGCTTTGTAATGACTCTGCGTTGGTAACGTCCAGCACCGGGAGTGGGGTGGCTCGCAACTGCGCGTCGGTCAGGCCCGCAGCTTGAATGGTGCCGGTCGGGGTGTAAACCGCGTTCGTGTTCAGGTTGAAGTAGGTGACCGCTGTACCGTCGTCACGACCTACAAACAACGCCCCTGTCCCATCGGTCAGGAGCACATCTGCCAACAAACTGCCGCTGCCCCCGCCACTAGTTGTGGGCAATGGATTTAGGTCGGTAATGGGTGCGCCATCTGCGCTATTTAGCTTTACCGACTCAGCAATTGCGCCACTGATTTGCATAATTTACGCTAAAAAGCGGAGTTTATAAAGGGTGGTCAGGTACAGTTCAACGATATTATCTATCAGTTGCTGCAACGTAGAGTCAGACTTGTCGCACACATCGTATCGACCCTTTTCGATCTCTGCAAGTTGGTCTTGCAGGAACTCAATGATGTTGGTCGTCTTCTTGGCAGCGGGAATAGCAATGGGGCCAATCAGGCCATTTCGGCCCTGGTAGGCTTCCGCAAACGCATCCGCCACATCAATAACGCTGTCGTAGAACGTGTTCAACGCCATGTGTTTGGAGTAGCTGCGGGTGTTCAAATGCACCGAATGGGCCACGTTACGGCCTAAAAACAGTATGCCCATCAGTTGCGCGGCAGTCATTGCATGGCTCCTTCAACGTCCATCTGCTGCTCTGGCATATCCGGCATTTGACCGCCTTGCGATTCCATTGCCGCAGCAACCACGCCCATGGCAATGTCTTGAATCTGCTGCTCAGTCATACCGGCCTGCACCGCACTGATGCGTTTGGTTTCAGCATCGTATGCTTTGACCTCGGCCTCAAATTCTTTGACCTTCAGCGTCTGCGCTTCCATTGACTGCTGGACGTTTTGCAGCATTTCTTGCATCTGCTGCATTTCCTGACCCATAGCCTGCATCTGCATATTGGCGGCTTGCAAAGCTGGGTCGTTGTCATCACCCATCAGTTTGGGGTCAATTGTCTTAGCCAGCCGTTTAGCCAACTCGTCAGCACCAGGCCAGTCCATGTTTTTGACAAACAGGTCACCAGCCACAGCCCACAGTTGCGGGTTGCCTTGCAGCAGGTTTGACATTTCTTCTCGAGTTTCCACCCGCTTGGTGCTGTAGCTTGGGCCGGTAGTCACCACCACATCGTACTTGCCGACGTTGGGGTTGTAAATCTTGTCAATCTCAATGCCCTGCTGATCGACAATCCGCTTGACCGGCTCCGGCTGCGACGGGTCAATCTTTGCCATGTCGGTAACGCCATCCTCGCCAATAATCCGAGCCACCCGCTGGGTGTCGTAGATTTTGGGGATCATGTCCACCAGTTGGCGAGTCACATAGCGAATGGCCCGAGCCAGGTTGTCAACATAGTGGTAAGTGCCAACATCACCCTCGCGCTGCCGGGCAAGAATGGCTTTGCCGCTGCGCTCATTGCCGCTCATGCCCAAACTAGCGTTGTACTGCCCTGTCGCCGCCTTGATGTCCTCAGAAGCGCCAGATTTGGCTTGTAGAAGGCCACTAGACGCCATTGGTGGCTGGGCGCGCTGGGGTAGTGGCAGAGTTGCACCAGCGCCGTCTGTAACGTCTGGATTGACCTCCAGATACGGCCAGTTGGTGGTGTTGGCAGTCTTCCATTGCAACTCGTAGCCTTCAAACTGACCACCGTAGCCAATGAACGGGGCTTTGGGTGCCAAGGCCAGCATCTCAGCCTCTTGGCTCACCCAGTAGTTGTACATCCGCTGGGCGTCCTTGGCATTACGCACCAGACCAGAGACATAAATCTGCCCGTCAACCTCAAACTCATTGCCAACCACGCGCACGATGGGAATGTACTTACCAGCCCAATCGCGCTTCTCCAGCACCTCGTAACCGTTGGTTTTTACCCAGCAAACCTTCTGCCGCTGCACAACCCGGTTCTTTAGCGGCTTGCCGTAGAGTGCCTTCAGTTGCTTGTCATCAGGCGTGTTGTTGAACGCCGTGATGTTGTTGGGGTACAGGTTCAGCGTTTCAGGCTTGTACTCCACGTAGAAATACTCAGCAATCCGCACTGTTTCATCCCGCAGCCATTGCGTCAAGTCTTGGTCGCCAATGCCAAGGGACTGCAAGCTGCTAATCGGCGCGGCATCTGGGTACAGGCGCTCGTACTCGTCTTTGGGTACGTCCTCCGTGACAAAGCACCACCGCGCATCCGCACCGCACGGGTCTTGGATAGCGGGATCCATGAACACCGAGAAAGAATTCCGAACCCGGCCAATCTTCAGGTCTTGGTCAAAGCTGTTTTCGTCGCAATACTCAGTTAGTACCCGAATGTAGCCTTCACCGTAAGTAACTTGGTTTTCGCAAGCCGTGTCGTAGGCCGTGTCAGCGTCACTGATGTACTCGATGTGCCGCACGATGCCGTTGAAGATTTCCGCCATCTCCGTATTGCCAATCTCGTCGGCAGGGATGACTTTACCGCTTGGACGGTTATGGCGCTGGTCGTTGGTAACTTGCCGAACGTGCTGCGGCAACTTGTTGATGGTCAGGCAAGGACGGGCATTGATCGTCTGCCCTTGGACAGCACCGCGAGTCGCCAATACGTCAGCAGGCCACTGCCACTGATTGTCCGGGCTACCCGCCATGAACCGCAAGTCATCCAGTTCGTTGCTGCGCGAGTCGCTGTAGGCATCCACCGCCATAGTAAGGCGTGAGCGCATCGTCGCCAACATATCGCGCTGGTCGTCCTGCTCGCCCGGCCCCCCGCCAACATTGGCAACCTGACCGACCTTGTTGATGCCCGTGTAGTCAGCCATTATTTTTTGCCGGGTTTGCTTGTTTTCATGATCCCATCCATCCAGTTGATACCGCCGAATAGTCAGAGTACCGCCGTATCGACGGCTCTCTACTCTCACGATGCGCCACAGGGAAAGCAAACGTCACGCAGATAGCATCCGCAGCGTCTGGACTGGCTAAACCCCGTGCTTTCATCTCTTTCTTGCTCTCCAAGAAGATCGTACCCCGTGAATCAGGCTTCATCAAGGGCGAAATTAGGTCTGTCTTCAAAAACCTATCGTGCGGAATACTAGCAGATTTCAACCACGCTTTCATATCCCCCCACATCTGCGCCCTCATATTTCCATACATTATCGGGTTTTTTGACTTGTTTCCAAAGTTTACCCCCTTGATCTTGTACCGCTGCTCCTTGAGCCTATCCACAATCCCCGCCCCCAACCCACCCTCATCAATTACCACCAGCGCAGGCTTGTACTCCTCAATCGCCTCAATGATATGCCCCACCACCGTCATGGTGTCATCCCCCCGGTACTTCTTAATCGCCACAATATCCCGCCCCTGCCGCACTGCAATCACAGTCGCATCCGCCCCAAACCGCGCTGGGTCTACACCAATAATGATCGGGGCCGTCCCATCCTTGTACTTAGGCCGCTTCATCGCCTCGTCGACTACGTCGCTAGGTATAAACTGGTCATCCCCCGCCCGTGGGAACTCACCATACACCTCAACGTGCGCCTGGGCGCTGTCCGGCCCGTACTCCGCAATGATCCGCTCATAAACCGCCTTGTCCGTCCCCTCTACTGTGCGCGCATCTACCACCTTAGTCGCCCAAAAGTCCCGCTTTGAGTGAAAAGTCTCGTAAAAGTACCCCGTGTTGCGCCGTGGGTTAGAAAACGCCAGCCAGAAACGATTCGGCGTGTTTTCCGTGAAGAATCCACCAGTAACCGACCAAATCGAGTCATCAATACCTGACGCCTCGTCAAAAATCACCAGCACACCGTCAAAATTGTGCACACCAGCATAGGCGTCGGGGTTTTCCGCAGACCATAACCTGCCTTCTACGCCCCAATACCTAGTACCCTTCTTCAGATCGCGCTCAACTAACTCAGTTAACCACTTTGCGGGGGCTACTCGGGTGGCACTTACCTCAAACCAGTGGCTGTTTAGTCCCATAGCCAGCCATTTAGTTATCTCCGCCCAGGTAATACTGCGTAACTGGTTTTCCGAGTTGGCCGAGATAATGGTTGTCGAGCCAATTCGCGTCGATATCATCCATATAGTTAGCCAACTAACTAGCGCGGACTTGCCGATACCCCGTCCGCTAGATACTGCCTCTTGCAATACCGAGTAGTCGACGACGCCTTTGTTCTTCTTAATATGGTCGGCAATATCTTGCAGCACCTCGCGCTGCCATTTGCGCGGGCCAGTGAAGTGTTCCAGCGGCGTACCCTTGCGCCCCCAGGGGAACAGGTACAGCACAAACGCCAGTGGGTTGTCTTTGAGCGCCGGACTCCACAGCCGGGCCATGAGTTCTTGTTCGTCTTCAGGTTGGTAGATTGTGGTCTGCATCTATGATTTCTATGACGCGCCGCTCTGCCTCTGCCAGCGCCTGGGTTATGGATATGCGTTGGTCGATCTCTACTGAGATGGCCTGCTTGGCGACCCAGCCGTGTTGATGCTTCAGTATCTCTAGCGCCGCCTTGGCGTCGCCGCCTCGCGCTGCGCTGTGCAGTATCTCTGCCATCTCGCGTTCGCCGTCGGCTTTGCCCTTCATCGCGGCCATGTTGACGACTGGATCAAAGTTACTCAGCGTCATAAACTCTTGCGGCAGCATACCGGCTGCAAGCGCGAGTGTCTCGCCGCGCAGGCCCAGCTTTGCTGCGTCGTACACGGCCTGTAAGCGCGACTCTGTTGCTTTTAGCTCTCGAATTGATAGCGGGAATG